AAACGGCTTCGGCAGATTCCTCAGTTTGTCTGTTAATGCTATCAAGTTTATAATCTTCGTTAAGTTCATTGTAAATATCAATAAGTGTACTTTGAAAGTTTCTTACTGAACCATTATTATGTACTCTATATGTTTTAATATCGAGCTCTTCTTTAAGTACATATGCTTTATCAATTTTAGTTGCATAATTGATTGTTACTTCTTTGATTATATTACCATTAAAGTATCTGCGACTATCTGTTGAATAATCATGACCTTCTCTTGTTAATTGAACTATGACAATATTGTCCGATCCAACTTTTTCAATTAAAGGTTCAAGTTCTTCAACAAATCCACCATCTGCCACCGCATAATGCTTACCTTCTTCAATTTCTTCAGCAACCAATCGACCGAAGTAATCCAAACCTTTCTTTGGTTTGATAATATCTTCCGATACATGAATCATTGCTTCTCTACGAGATCTGTTTTCTAATGCAAGTTCTTTCTTTTCTTTTTGCTCTCTGTTATCATAACCTTGCATAAACCATTTTTCATCAACTTCAAAATGTTTACATGTTTCTTTAAATAGCTGATACTTGAAAGACAGATTGCCAAAACCAAACCTTTCTTTGTATAAGCTTGCTGCTTCATCTTTGCCTGAAGCGGGCGGTCCGTTAAATATTACTATCATCTAATTTTCCGTTTTGTTTATAGAATCCGTACTTACATATAAAATAGGCATCTACGATATCGGTAATCGGATTCCATGATTTGTTTATTATACCACATTTTTCGCGAATGTCAATAGAAACTTCCTGTTCAAACGCTTCAATCATAAATTCTTTATTTGCGTTACCTTTTCCACTTCCAAACTTTTTAATCATTGTTGGAGGATAAACTTCGTAAGGTATTCCTCTTTCATATAGCTTGTGTTTAAATAAACCACAATTTTCTGCAATTTGGAATACTCTACCAACTGCTCCAAATGCGTATCCTTCAATACCAACAAAGTCGCACTCAAAACATTTTGATTGCGACCAAGAACCAAGCATGTCATATCTTTCTTGGTCAGTGTTCCAATTGTCAGGATACATTGTTGCTTGATACTGACCTTTATTTCCTTGTAGCAATTTCTTTTGCTTTACATAATAATAAAAGGTACAGTTATCATAATTCCATTCTTTACCTTCATGTATACAAATTGCCGGACTACTCAAGCTGTAATCCACACCGGCAAACTTCATAATATACTCCATAATAAATTGTATAGAGTTATTTATTCATTCTGCACGGTAGAAGATATGAGATCCAATTGTTCCTATTTGTTGTAGTGTTGGTGCCCAATATGGATCTACAAATGTTGTATGATAATGTGTTGCTCCTTCTGTTAAACCTCTATACTTATCACCATATATTATTTGATGTGCAATAAGTCTTGATTCTTCAAATGCATCTGCTTCTGTAGGTTCATCATCTTTGCCATCGCAATACCAACTGAATTGACAACGATTTCTTATTGGTACAAGAACATCAGGGTCCTTCCAAGAAGGTTTATGTTCTCCTTGATATATTACACCACATACAGAGTTTGGGTATCTATCATCACGTACTCTATTTAAGACTACATCAGCAACAGCATATTTTCCTGCTAAATTTTCTGACCTTGCCTCGTGATAAACATTAATTGCTAAACATTCTACTTCTATTTCATCAGGCACAGGTTCAAATACAACATTACCAAATTCAGTATGTTGACTTGTCTCTCCCTTTACAGCCGTAGAAGCAGACAGGCCATATACCACCATGAATACAAGAAATGCGCCTGATACGACAGACAATATTGGAATTCTCATACGGTATTTTTACGATAAGCATCAATTAATTCATCACCTGTCTTTCTTTTACCGAAAGTATGCAAATGCTTACCGTCTTTACTTCGCTCAATAATACCACTATTATATTCTATATCCATAACATGTTCTTTACCGTTATTCGTATCTTGCGGTCTATCATCATACCACATAGAAGAAAGAGGATGGCAGTGGATGTTTTTTACACTCTCTGCCCATTTCTCTGCTTCCAATAGCAGTCGTTGTCTTTGTACTGTATTTCCATATTGTGTCATAGTTTTTCTCCTGGCTCAAAGCCTCTAAAAGTTTTAAATCTTGGAAATCTTAAACTGTATGTTTCTTGCGAATCTTGACTTATTGTAATTGCATCAGCTCTTACTTCAACTAATTGTCCAACTACAGATTCAATGTCACTCCAAATACTATCTCTAAGATCATCACTAAGGCCTGTGCCTACATTAACTCGAATATGTTTATCTTCATCAATGCCTTCACAAACAAGTGCTCCTGCACTTCCTTCATTTTTTCCTGTGCCTTCTTCAACATCAATTACTTTAAGTGTTACCTCAATAAAAGGTTTCATTTTCAACCAGCCGTATGAGCGTTTACATTCGTAAGCACCGTTAATTGGTTTGACCATAATACCTTCGTAGCCTTTATCAATTGCTTCTTGATTCATTGCTTTGAACTTATCAGCGTCATCTTCAATATTTAACACAGTATGTTTAGTTAATAAAATGCAATCCTTAAAATAATCAGATCTTTCAAATCCTCGTAGTAATTCTTTTCTCTTTGTTAGTGGTAAAGAACTACGTCCTGTCTTAAATTCATCAAGAGGTAAAAAATCAAATAATGCAAAGTAAGCATCTTCGGTTTGAGCATTTTCTTTACGATGTACTTGCTTCATTAACGTTTGAAAATCTTCTGACATAACTTCACCATCAAAGACAAGATTATCAAACATCTTATGACTGAATGCCTCTTCAATATGTGGAAAGTTATTCAGTTGTTTTCCATTACGAGAATATATTGTTGCATTTCCATTTTCAACAATTACGATTGCTCTTACACCATCATACTTATATTCTACAATACAGTCTCCGGTTATTTTCTTTGGATTATTATCACCACTATGAGCAAGCATACAAGTGAATACAGGAATAGTTCCTTTCTTAACGTTATTGACTGTCTTAAGAGATACTCCGCATTTAAGGTCTTTTAATAAGATCCTACGATACCAATCATTCCATTCGGCATTTCTTGCTTGTTCTCTTGCAGCTACAATTGCGTCTCGAGCAGCATTACCTGTTAACTGACGATTCTTTAATTTATTAGCAAGTTCGTAAAACTCTTCAGACGATAAACCTGGGCCTTCGGTTTGACTTGTTGGAACATCGGCCACACCGAAGGTGATCATGTTATCCAAGCAATATTGTAAACCTTTTACTAATTCTTCATCATCTATATATTGACTTAACATGTCTTCTTTATATAAGCGACTGTTATCTCGTTCAAGTAATAGTATTAGTTCCCAGGGCCTTATCATTATCCGTCCTCAGCCAATTTACCAGAAAATACAGGAATTGATTCATCTTCGCCGTATCGACCTCTTTCTTCATTACCGTCGTAATTCAATTCGGTCAAACTTTGTTGCCTCAATTTCCAATCCCAATGAGTATCTAAAAGTTGTCTGTACTTTACTTTATATTCATTGTTATCGACTTCATCACGATACTTCATTTTATACAAATCCACTTCAGCCATTAAAGTTTCAATTTTTCTATTTGCTATAGTTAATTGAATTTTAAGATCCTCTACTTCGTTGTTGTTCATCGTATTTCTAACTCCAGTTGAACAGGAGCATCTTTTCGAAAGAACATGCGATTATATTCATCGAGCTCCAATGTAAATTTATCTCCAACATTAAGTGGAGTCCTACTTATTTGAACCATATGAAGCTCATCAGGTTCGGCCTTATCGGTTAGCTTAAGTCCTTCGGCTCCGATGTCGAAGGCGTAATCCAAATATATCATTATTTTCCCATCCTTGATATTTCAGTTGCTTCTTTTTGATTAATAATAGGAACTGCATTTGATTTATGCATCGTGGCAATACCTTTTACTAATGACCCAGTATATTTAGGAGATTCTTTCTTAGTGCCAGAACCACCACCCGTAATTTCCATGCTAGGATAATTAGGTGTCTCTCGACGATATGATGTATCTGGTTTGTAAGGCTTGAATTCCCTTTTGATTTTAGTTTTCCCTAAACAGTAATCTATATATTCCTCTAACGTATTGTAACGAAGATTGTGTAAATGATTAGATTTTGCCCAACGATTGTGAGCAAGCCACTGTTTGTGGTAAGATGCTAATTTAGCTTTTGTGATTTTTACTTTACGCTTACGAGTGTTAAGCGTTGTCATTCCGCGTACTAGTCCCATAATATAAACTCCAATCAAAAAAGGTGAATCGGTGGTTGGTCCTTTGGCGTCAGATCCCTACACAGTATGTCGGTAGTTCAAAAGTTGCTCCCGGACTCGGTAGCCGTCGTGGGTCTTCAATTTTAACAATCTCGCCGTCATGGTTTATTCCCACCAATTCGTAATTATTATAACAAAACTAAAGACACTTGTCAATAGTTTTTAATATCTTTTTCCTCTTGAGTTGAATGTCCTGCTTTCCATAGCAAGCCTTTTTTGATGTCTTTTAATAGCTTCAGCTTTTTTCCTTTTACGTTTAGCAGTTGGCTTTTCGTAAAATTCCTTTTTTCTCAAGTCTTTCAAAATACCAGCTTTTTCGATATTTTTTCTAAACTTTCTCAAAGCAACATCAAATGGCATTGCGGTTGGTGGACGTTTGTCCTTAGGATGTCGTTTTCTTGGGGTCAGATCAATTGATCTTCCGCCCATCTTATTATTATATCTCATATACAGACCATTATACTATAGATTTAAGTAAATGTCAATAGTTTTATGAAATTATTAAAAGCATTTAAATATACTTGCCTGTATTGACTAATTTGTCATAGACTTTCTTATCAACTAATCCTTCTTTTAAAATTTTAACTCGATTATCTAAATGGTCATGAGCAATGTCTTCTTTGGATTGACCATTATATTCTACGGCATGACCTTCTTGAATTAAGATTTGTGTTAATGGCATCCATGAATCTGTCTTTGCATAATAGCAATCAAAGTCACCAAGAATACGGCCGAACTTACCTTTCATATCTTCTCCTCCTCTTCCGACAATTGTCTTGAGGACGGGATTCTTTCCAAGAAGTTCTTTAACTCTCGCTTTGGCTGCGAGTCCAAATAATTTTTCAAGCTTGTTACGCGTTCTAGACTCTGGTGTATCAATACCCATAATACGCACACGCTCGTCATAAAGCCAAATACCAAAACCCAAGTCAATATCGACATCAACTGTATCTCCGTCTACAACTTTTCTTAATTTGCTTTTATACTCATACATTAATCTTTCCTTGTCATTTTTTCAATCCATGACGTATTACGACCTGCCTTCTTTTCTTCCCAATCTTCTATTGCTTTCTTTATACTATCTTCTGCCAATACAGAACAGTGTATCTTAATAGGTGGAAGTTCAAGTGCTGTTGCTATGTCCTTATCTTTTATTTGTTTTGCTTCTTCTATTGTTTTACCTTTTAACATTTCAACAAACATACTGCTTGAAGCAATAGCAGAACCACAACCGTAGGTCTTAAATTTTACGTCTTCGATTATATCCGTATCTGGATCTAATTTCAAATCCAACTTCATAACATCGCCACAAGCAGGTGCGCCTGTAAGTCCTGTTGCTACATTTGGATCATTAGGGTCAAACCTTCCGACTCCATGCGCTGCTGGATTATTAGTTACTGCTTCGAATCTGTCTACTACCTTTTTAGAATATGCCATAAAGTATATTTATATTATTTGCCTTGCCCTCTGTATTTCTTAAATGAACGCTTTTTGGATTTGCTCCAATGCTTGTCCCTTTTTTAATTCCTTGATGGGATGAAGTGAATGCTTTACTCTTTGTTGCCATTTATCTCCTATTCGTTGTAATTGATTGATGTTGTGACCTTTTGATTTTGAAACTTTTCATTATTACGCCAATGTTCCCAAACATCATTAGTAATTTTAGTTTGACCTTTATGAGAAATATATGCAGTGATTCCTCCTGCAATGATTGGTGTAAAAAATATTGCGAGTAATCCTAACAATCCTAGCCAATCGCTAAACTGGGTATAAGCTATTTGTATAACATCTTCATTCATTACCATTGACTCTCATCTTCTAAAATATTAACAATACGATGACCAAGTTTTTCAAAATCTTTCTTAGTCATTCCGCGAGTTGTTTCTGCGGCTGTTCCAATACGAATACCACTTGTCTCTTTGAAATTACGAGGATCGTTTGGAATACCATTTTTGTTTACTGTGATACGATGCTTTTCTAATATATCAGCAGCTTCTCTTCCACTCAATTCAGACTTAACTAAACTAACCAATACAATATGAGAATCTGTACCACCTGTAAGTACTTCCAATGTCTTTGCATTGTGTATTACTTTTGCTAATTCTTTTGCGTTCTCAACAATGTTTTTTGAGTAGTCTTTAAACTCTTTAGTATTTGCTTCAACGAATGCCTGGGCTTTGGCTGCAATAATATTCATTAAAGGACCGCCTTGTGTACCAGGGAATACAGCACTGTTTATCTTTCTTGTATACTCAGGATTGTTCCACAATATAATACCACCTCGAGGTCCGCGTAATGTTTTGTGTGTTGTTGAAGTAACTACATCTGCATATTCTATTGGGCTATCATATGCTCCTCCTGCAATCAATCCAGAATAGTGAGCCATATCCACTAATAACATTGCACCAACAGAATCAGCAATTGCTCTAAACTTTACCCAATTAATTTGTCTTGGATATGCACTTGCACCGGCAATTATCATATCGGGTTTATGTTGTTGCGCTAAGCCAGCAACTTCATCATAATCAATCATACCCCATTCGTCAACACCATAAGTATGAGCATTAAACCATTTGCCTGAAATTGTAACTGGAGCTCCATGAGTTAAATGTCCACCGCTTGCTAAATCCATTCCGAGAATTGTATCTCCTGGATTTAAGAATGCTTTAAATACAGCAAGGTTTGCGTTTGCTCCACTATGTGGTTGAACATTAGCAAATTCACAATTATAAAGTTCCTTTAACTGTTCAATTGCCATTGTTTCGATTTCATCCATGAAATCGCAACCATTATAATAACGCGCACCAGGATAACCTTCTGCGTATTTGTTTGTGAATTCAGAACCACACAATTTCATTACTGCTTTAGAAGCAAAGTTTTCTGAAGCAATTAACTCAACGGTTAATTTTTGTCTTGATAGTTCTTTCTGATAGATTTTATTAATTTCGTCGTGTATTGTCATTTAGGTGTATTATCTTTCCAATCGTTAATATAATCAAGCTGTTTTGCTTGAGTCCACTCTTCAGATAATTGTTCATTATCATCTTTGAATAATCTAAGTACTTTTTCAGTATCTGCAAAATCTACATTAGTAACAGTTTCACCCAACCATCGTTGACTGAATTCTTTTATTTCTTCTGCTTCAACTGATTCTTGAGCCCACTGCTTGGCGAGCTTATCAGTTAACTTAATTTCTTCATTCCACTTTTGTACCTCTTCTCTAGGTACTATGTATCTTTGTCTGAACATAGATACAGTATCAATTACCACGTAATCACTTTTCATATTTACCTCAAATTATAACACTGACATAACCAACGACATAACCAACGATAAATGTTACTACACACAAAGCCAAGAGTTTCTTAAGAAAGGCCTTCTCTTCGTCGTTTATCATTATATGCTCCTTGAGCCATTGCATCAGCTGCGTCCTCTACGGCGCTAGGCGGACTTGGTTTAATTTTTTTCCGTGTATGATGGGGCGCGCCTATTTCCCTTTCATATACAGTCTTGCCTTTATCAGGGCTTTCAAATATTTTAGCCATTTGTATTACTCCACAAATAAACCTATCGTGTAAAACGATAGTAGCATAAATCCAAATACCAATAATTGAATTACACTTGCCCAAGCAACCATTCTCATTGGATGCATTTCAGCTAGTCTTTCAATCATTGAATCACTCGGAGCCAGGTTTACTGCCTGTAAAACTTTCTCCTCAGTACTTCTTGTCATTATCAATCCTTCTTAAAATTTTGTTTATTATGTTTTCAGCTTCGGGATATTCATCCATCATATCTACTACATTATCAACCATATCTAACTCATTAAGATATTCATTACGTCTTTCACGCCATTCCTTTCTTAATTCAGCTTGATGCATATAATGCATTTTTTCTAAATGATCTACGAAGGCAGAAATACGTCTTAACTTTTCAAAGTCAATCCGATGATCGTTATTTCCACTTTCGAATGAATCTCCCTTTTTGCTCACTTCCCCGATGTCCTTAGATTCATTGATTCTAAATACTCTTCGTTGAGTTGGTTTTCCAACTCTGCCACTCGGCCTTCCATCCAATTAATTGCGGTAATGATATGTCCTGTCGCAGATGGGAGAACCTGTGTCTTTGCATATGCGATTTCTCTTTTGAGAGTATTTACCAAACCTTCCTTTTCATTAGTATTCATAATTCCTCACTACTTAAATAGTCCTATTCTTTTTCCTTCTTTAACTCTACGATCATATTCTTCCGGGCTTGAAGGATATTGCCAGCCCCATAATGCACCAAGTGCCATGAACGTACCTGAATACAACATTGCTTTTATATTGCCTGTTGTGAACCACATTAAGATCAATGCAAATGCCATAAATCCTAACATAATATATTTTGCCTTTAATGGAAATACTTTCTTTGTTTCCCAGTTCGTTAAGAACGGACCAAACAGTTTGTGATTGTATAACCAATTATGCATTCTATCTGAACTCTTTGCGAAGCAGTATGCTGCAAATACAGCAGGAATACTAAAAGGTATCCCAGGCATTACTACTCCTATATAGGCAATTCCTAAACTCAAGAATCCTAACCCCATCCATGCTAATTTTCTTATACTCATTATATCTCCTAAAACGGCCTACTCATTAATTCTAAAGCCCTTTCGAGATCTTGCCTAGAAACACATTTACAGTAATGCCTTTGGTATTTTTCAATTGTTCTTTTATCAGGACCATCACATACCATTGTTGTTCTCTCAGGACACACCATTGGTGCTTGATATGTTGTTTTAGTTTCTGATAAAATATCTCCGACGGTGGTGCCGGCATTGCCTTGAGATGTTACGTTGGTACAACCAAACGCAAGTAATGAGCAAAGTAATACTTTTGCTATTTTCATTATATCGGTCTCCTACTAATTGTTGAAGTTAATCCACTGCGCTTTTCTTCGAGTTCCATATTCATAATTTGTTTTTCGTCAACTAATGGTTTTGCCGGAGTTTCACGCTCTCTTTTAAACGCCGCGGTACTTACAATTAATAACATAATTGCTAACGGGTCAAATACAAATATAATTGTAAGAATAACCCATCTAACTGCATTGTCATAAAATTCTTTGGCTTCGGTACCATATATCATATCAGCGATATATTTTATTGGTCCTAACTCTGATTCTTGTTCTAATTGTTTCCTTTGTATTGGTAATTTCTGTTCGTTATATTTTACAATATTTTCTACTGCTTTGTCAATAGTTATTGCTAAATTTTTTCTCTCTTCTGTTTGACGACCATTGACATAATTGCGATCTTCAGGTCTTGAGGTTTCTAATACATAATCCAAGCCTTTGATACGATCTTGTGCAGCTTTCAGTTTTGATTGTTCTGCTTCTATTCTTGTATCAATAATGCTTGCTTCCAAACTATAACTATCTGATACTAAAGCCGAATCAATATGAGCCTTTGATAAAAATCCAAAAATACCCATTGAAGTTATCAGCATCAATACAAGTACTGCTGTTGTAAAATATGTTCTTACTAAATTATTTATGCGATCCCATTCATAGTGTAACCAAGCAGCAGATACGATTTTACCAAATTCCAATACTGTGGCCATCACAGCAATTGAAACAGCAGCTCCACTAAAGATGGTCATTAATCCGATAATACTAAAGTATGCAGCAGTAGATGCAAGCGTAAGCGAAGTAAAGAGTGTTAACCATTTCATAATGAATACTTCCAATTAACGTCGCGGTGCTTTTTCTCATCTGCTCGAACTTTCTTAATCATATCTTTAAGTGTTGCTTTCTTTGATAATTTATAATATTCTATTGCCAATTGAGGAGCAGGTGGATTATCAATCTTTCCTGATTCAATTAAACTTAAATACTCTGTGTAACTAATGACGGCTTCTTTTTCAAAGTAATGAACCATTCGATGGGCAGTCTTTGGAAACAACACATATAAAATAAAATAATAATTCCAAAAGATAGCTTGGGCTAATAATATAAGACATCTTTCAAGTATGTTTGGTTTAGCAATTTCAATAAAGAACATTAAATGCATTCTTTCATTTTCAGCTTCGGCAAGCAATTCACGAATCATTGGTCCATATCCTGTTTGCATTTTTCGTAAACTTTTCAAATGAATCCACATTCCAGCAACCATGCCTGGGACACCTGCTATTGTTTCTAGAACAACTGCCCTATGTCCATATCTTTTAGCAAAGAATGTATCGGCAAAGAACCGAAAAAACTTTGTCATTGATTTCGCAAATTTATCTTTCATAAGCTCCTAAAAGGTGGATCTAATTCACCTTCTATCCATGTGTTAAACGCGCAAACAAAACGCGGTATATCACTTCTTGATGGATTTACTCCATGCTTTGTTGTAGATGGAAATAATATTATCATTCCGTCTGTTGGTGCAACTTGTACTTCTTTTTTGTTCATTTCGTTTTCTACTATTTCAAAATCAAGTACATCATTAAATAAATTTTTTTCTCTAAAGAAACAAATATTACCACTCTTAGGATCCGTTTGTAAATATAAGCAACCTGATATAATACTATTAGGATGCCAATGCATTTCAGAACTATCTCCTAAACCATGTTTCATAACCCAACTATCTGTGATTCTTATCTTATGCCTTTTTGCCAATCCTAAATAGTTGTAAGCATAATCATTAATCTTTTCGAGTATGCGAGTTCGTAAAAAATTTAAATCATTATCTAATATTTTATAATCTGTTGAATGAAATCTATCATCAGTATTAATTCTTTTGAAACTCATACTTCTTAAAACAGGATTAAGAATATCTTTATTGAGATTTATGTAATCTTTATATATCGGTGTACTGAAAGCCGGGTACGCCTTGTTCATATGATTTCCTTGAATGACTCCTTAAGTCCAACAACTAATTCTTCCATCATACCATTTGTATGAAGTGGAGTTGGTGTAATTCTAAGTCTCTCTGAACCTACATCAACTGTTGGGTAATTAATAGGCTGAACATAAATTCCATAATTGTTTAATAACCTGTCTGACATTTCTTTAGCTTTCTTTGCATCTCTTACCATTACAGGAATGATATGAGTAGATGCTTGATCGTGGACATCAATTTCTTCTGTCTCTAATAAAGTTCTTAGTGTATATGCCCTCTCCTGGTGTTTTTTACGCAATTCATTATGTTCCTGTAAGTACCTTATTGAAGCAATTGCTCCTGCACACATTACAGGTGATAAGGAAGTGGTAAATATAAACCCTGAGGCCACGCTGCGTATAGCATCCAATACAACATCATCACCAGCAATATAACCGCCGTGACACCCAAACGCTTTGCCCAATGTTCCATTTATAATATCAACCCTATTTTCTACGCCTAACTTTTCACAATAACCTGCGCCTGTATTACCGTATAATCCAACGGCATGTACTTCGTCAATATAAGTTATTGCACCATACTTCTCTGCAATGTCAAGTATATTTTTAATCGGAGAAACATCTCCATCCATACTATAGACACTTTCAAATACAACACATGGAACTAAGTTTCTTTCAACTGCTTTTATACAAGCATTCTCCAATGCTTCCATGTTGTTGTGTTCCCAAATAATCTTTTCAGCTCTTGAATGTTTTACACCCATAATCATAGATGCATGATTCTTACTATCTGATACGAAACAAATATTTGGAATGATTCGTGATAAAGCAATTAAGGTCCACTCATTAGCAACATATGCTGATGTAAATAATAAACCTCTTTCCTTAGAATGAAGGTTGGCAATTACTTTTTCTAATGTAACGTGATAATGGGAAGTACCGCCTATGTTGCGAGTACCCCCACTACCAGTTCCTGTCTTTTCGAGAGCGGTTTGCATAGCATCTACGACAAACTGGTTTTGTCCCATTCCTAAATAATCGTTAGAGCACCAATTAACGATGATCTTTGGTGAATACTTAGAATACCATGTAGCTCTCGGAAAGTTTCCCCTCTCACGAACTATATCATTAAAGACGCGGTATTTACCTTCGTCCTTTAATTTATCAAGTACATTCTCGAATCGAGTTTTATCAATCATTATACCTCGCCTTACGCAGCGTAGGCGTCATCCCAACTTCCTTCCAAGCCAGCAACCTCATATTCAGTTACTCGATTTTCAAAGAAGTTTGTATGGTCAGCACCATTAAGAACCCATTCCAACCAAGGAAGAGGATTATCTTTTACCTTAAAGTTTGGCTTCATTCCTAACTGCAATAATCTTCTGTCTGTTATATACCTTATATATTCTTTTACCTCGGCTTTTTCCAGACCTTCGATAGTTCCCATTTGATATGCTAGGTCGATAAATTTATCTTCAAGATCCACAATGTCTTTTGACATTTCATAAATTTCTTTTTTGAAGCTATCATCAACAACACGGCTGTGCTCTTTAACGAATGCTTTAAATAATTTAGAGTTACCTTCAACGTGAATTGACTCATCACGAATTGACCACTCTACTACTTTACCCATACCTTTCATTTTACCGAAACGCTGAAAGTTAAGTAGCATAACGAAAGAAGCAAATAAAGCAACTCCTTCGTTAAATACAGACTTTGCTAAACAAAGACCAAGACCACGCAATGTAGATGGATCTGCTTTACGCATATAATCAATCTTATCTGCCATTTCAGAATACTCTAAGAATGCGTGATATTCAGAATCAGGCAAACCTAATGTTTCGTTTAACAATGCATATGCCCTTTGGTGAATACCTTCTCGAGCAGCAAAAGATCCTAACATATTACGAATTTCATTATTCTTAAACTTCGGAATAAATTGGTCGTAATAGTTTTGACCTACAGCAACATCTGATTGCGTAAACAATCTTAAGATGTTTGTAATATATTCTTTTTCAGTCGGCGTAATCTTACCACCTTTCCAATCAGCAACATCTTCTGATAGGTCAAGTTCATCTTCAATCCAATGAGCCTTTTCATGTCTTGTTGTAATTTCAACAGCCCAAGGATAGTAGAACGGTTTATAAGTTTCTGAAAACTCTAAAAGACCACCTTGTTTTTTAATTAATGTATTGGAAATTGCCATTAAATCATTATATGTTCCAATATGTTTATCATCAATAAAAATTTGAGGTACGGATCTTACCTCCCTGCCGTTTGATATTCTTTGATAGAATGCCAACCGTTGTTCTTCATCATCTAATACTACCTGTGTGTAGCTTAATCCGTGTTGAGTAAACCAAGCCTTTGCCTTTTCACAGAACGGGCAATTTGACTTAGTGTAAATTAGTACTTCCATTTTTCTTCCTGTTTTTCGATCATCCTTCGCAGGCGATACACTCATCTTGTTGTTCCTCCGAGCCGTTGCTGAACTTTATTGAGTCTGGGTTAATAATATCATCTAACTTTTCGCGCTTAACTTTTTCCGTAACATTTTCTGCGCGGTTAGACGATTCGGTTCTTAAATAATATAAACCTTTACATCCTTTTTCCCATGCTTGATAATGTACTGTATGTAAGTATCTTTTATCAGCTCCTGCCGGGAAGAAGATGTTAAGTGATTGTCCTTGGCATAAATACTTTTGTCGGTCTCCTGCTAAGCGGATTAATACATGCTGATCCAGTTCTATTGCTGTTTTAAAAACTTTCTTTAGATGAGCATCTAAGAAGTCTAATGTTTGGACTGATCCGCCATTCGTAATAATAATTGACCACACTTCTTCTGTGTTTTTGCCAAGATCTTCCAATACCTTTTCAAGATATGGATTTTTATTTAGGTGGCTACCCACCCTTGTTCTAGAAGTAAATGCATTTGCCTTCCAAGGTTCAATACTTGGTGAGGTATTTACAATCATAGAACTATTTGCATTTGGAGCAATTGCTAACATATGAGCATTACGACGACCTGTGCCTACCATATCTGGTGCTTCACCACGCCTTCCGCCCATTTGTAACGTTGCTTCAACTGACTTTGCTTTAATGTGAGAAAAGATTTCCTCATTCATATCAACAGCCTCTTGACTGTCGAATGCAATTAAATGTTTTTGGAAATAGGAATGTAATCCCATAGCTCCTAAACCTAATGATCTTTCACGTTCTGCAGAGTATCGAGCTTTTGAAATTTCATCTCCTGCATTATCAATAAAGAACTGTAATACATTATCTAGGAATACAATTAGGTCTTTAACCATATTAGTTTCTTTCCACTCGTCATACATTTCTAAATTGACTGAAGATAAACAACATACTGCTGTCCTTTCTTCGTCGGTCACCAAATGAATCTCGTTGCATAGGTTAGACCCCTTGATAGATAAACCCATATCCTTTTGAGCTTGAGGTAATGATTTATTTGCTGTATCAATAAAGTTAACATAAGGTTCACCAGTACGATACCTTGTTTCTAATATTAACTCCCATAGTTTACGAGCATCAGTCATTTCACGAACTGACTTATCATTTGGATCCAATAAAGCCCATTCCTTACCATCTCTTACTGCTTCCATAAATTTGTCTGTAAGATTAACCGCATGATGAAGATTTAGATTCTTTCGATTTACATCTCCTGTAGGAATCCTCATATTAATGAACTCTACAATATCAGGATGGTCAATATCCATATATGCAGCATACGATCCTTTACGTGTCCTACCCTGACGATAAGCTACCATATCAGCATCAACAGTATGTAAGAATGGCATTGGGCCTGGTGCTTTCTTTGATACTGCTCTTATGTCTGACCAATGACCACCTACTCCACCACCTTTAACAGATAACCATCTTAACTCTGCTGTGTGGTCAATTAATCCGTCAAGTGTATCAGGTACATAAGTTAAGAAACAACTAATAGGTAACGCTTTAATAGGCTCTCCTTTCAATGGAGCATTTGATAAAACAGGAGATGAATACATAAACCAACCTTTTGATACATAGTCATAAATTCTCTGAGCTAGTCCAAGATTGCCAGCTGAAAAAGCAACCGCCGCACGAGCAAAAGCCAACTGTGGTGATTTTTCGTCAGGTCTACAATAATAATCTTTTAAAAGTTTGAATGACTGCTCTGATAATATTTTGTCTCTCTTCTTGTCTAATTTTATACCTAGGTGCTCCATTTATTCTCCC